GCCGACGAACCCGAAGAAGAAATCCCAACAGAAACAACCCCAACAACACCATCCGAGGAGGATGAAACCATGTCAGAACCCACAAGCGTTGAAGCCGCAATCGCGACTCAACCGATCTATGCAACCGCCAAGCGCGAATTCAAATTGCCGTCCGTAAGCGAATACATCTCAGCATTCGTACGCGGTGGCAGTGATTTCCTACAACTCAACGAAAACATTCGCGCCGCCGCGCCGAACGTGACGACACCTGATCTGCCCGGTGTGATCCCGACCCCCATCATTCAAAATGTGGTGAACACGTTTGTTGGCTCGCGTCCTCTCGTGGATGCAACCACATTGCGCCCCATGCCGCAGGGAGGCTCGGTTTTCATTCGTCCCGTAGTGAGCGTCCATAACTCAGTGGGCACTGCCACACAGAACACGACCATTACCGCGTCACAATTTGAAATTAATGACGTGCAGATCACTAAGACAATTCAGGGTGGCTATGTTGAAATCAGCGAAGCCGCAATTGACTGGTCACAGCCTGAAGCACTCGGACCGTTGCTTGACGACATGATGCGCGTCTACATGGACCGCACCGACTTGCTCGCCTGCTCGGAATTGCAGACTGGCACCACCAACAGCAACAACTTTGCTAACGCATCAATCGCTGACCCGGCATACTGGGTTGAGTGGATGTACACCGCCGCCGCAGACATCTTGACTGGCTCGAATGGCAACTTGCCGTCCGTCCTCGCTGTGTCACCAAACGTCTGGAAGTTGATGGGCAGTTTGTCGGATACCGCAGACCGTCCGTTGTTCCCACAGGTTGGACCAATGAACGCATACGGTTCACTCAATGTCGCTTCGACACAGGGCGCGTTTGCTTTCGGTTTGCGCGTTGTCGTTGACCGCAACTTGACCTCCGCTGGCATGACGATTCTTGATCCTCGTGCGCTTGAATCGTTTGAATTGAATAAGGGCCTCATTTCCGTGGAACAACCCTCACAACTCAGCAGGCAGATCGCAGTGCGCGGGTACTGGGCAAGTAAAGTTGTTTCCCCAGAACTTTCCATTAAGGCCGCTTTCGTCTGATAGACGGAACTGAGTAGAGAGACTGCACCATGGCCACATTCAGCGTGACGCACCACCAGCGTCTAGACGATGTTGCTGTGGTGCAGACCCTCGAATCAACCGACATCACAATCGGTCAGACAATCACACTGACAGGACTAGGTCACGGCCTCAACGGCACGCACATTGTTATTGCTGTACCGGTCAACTTGTTTGCTGGCGTTAATGAAGCAGGCGACCTGCTTTACAACGAAAACGAAATCATTGTTAACCAGTTGATGTTTCAGGATGTTGGCGACGATCTAGAACGATCTGCTGCCGATCCGTTTGGAACTTTGACATGGACCTTGACGTGCACATGGACAACAGTAAACGCAGTGACAGAGTTTCTTGGGATTGCGTCGGCCACGGCAAATGACACCGCGTTCCTCACTACTTGTGTCGCAGCTGCGAACGCTTGGTGTTTCAGGCGTCGCGTGCAGGCTGGTTACCACGACAGTCTTACGACCGTCCCTGACAGTTCAGTGCTGTTAGGAACCACGCTTTACGCCGCAGGCCTCTACCGTGAACGCGGGACCACTGGCGACTCATACGCGTCGTTTGGTGACATGACAGGTCCACCGCTGATGACCTTAGGTCGAGTCAACCAGTTGCTCGGCATTAAACGATCGCAGTGTGCATGAAATGGCAGGCATCTTCACGGACGCGATTGACGCTGTCTCAGCAACGATCACGGCTCTCGGGCTTAAGCCTGTCACTGATCCTCGGAACGCTCGACCTCTTACTGTATTCATTGAGCTTCCTGTTTTCACTGCGTTCAATAACCAAACAGCGGACGTCACGATTGATCTCCGAGTGTTGGGCGCGCCACCCGGCAACAGCGACACTACGGACTACATACTCGGAGTCGTTGACACGCTCATGAACTCTTCTCTCGCAGTTGTATCTGGACGGCCTACGCTCGCGCAGATCGGCTCGCAAGATCTACCCGCTTACGACCTCACAATTAGAATCGGCTCAAGCCGCAGATAAAAGGACAAACAATGCCCACAACTTACCTATCAAACCCAACCGTCAATGTCACCAGCCCGTCAGCAATCGCGCTCACCAGCAACTGTTCTGCAGCGGTATTGACTTTGACCGCCGAGGCTTTGGAAAATACGAGCTTCGGTCAGACTTCCCGCACGTTCACGGCTGGGTTGTTCAATAATGAATTGACCTTGACCTTGTTTCAGGGTTACGGAACGACTGAAGTTGAAACCTATTTGAACTCTTTGTTTGGTGTCGCTTCAACGATCGTTGTCAGCCCGTCTGGAACAACTGAGTCCGCTTCGAATCCTGAATACACCCTTACTGGTTGCTACCTTGAGACCGTCACGCCGATTAACGCAACCGTCGGCGAACTGTCAGTCGTTGAGGCCGTGTTCAAGGGTGGCACCTACGCACGCGACATTACGACACCGTAATCCGTAAACTGATCCAATCCCGACTAGGAGAACTATGAAATTAACACTTAGCGTCCGACTTACCGATGGTGAGACTTACCGAGTAATCACGAACCTGTTTGTGATTATTTCGTGGGAGCGTAAGTTCAAGCGACGAGCATCAGATCTGAGCAATGGGATCGGGATGGAAGACCTAGCGTTTATGGCTTACGAAGCCAGCAAACAACAAGGTCACCCGGTTCCAGTCTCATTTGATGAGTTCGTCAAAAAGTTAGAAGATCTAGAAGTTGTGGAGACTGAATCCGCAGTCCCTACGCAGGAGGCCACCGACGTCAGCTAGCAGCTCTGCTAGTTGAGACAGGATTCTGGCCTCCACAAATAACATTCGAGACAGACGATTTGGCAACTTGTGTGCAGATCATCAACGAGCAGAGAAAGAAAACCTAATGGCTGCAGATGTGAGACTTGATACTTACGGTCTGCAAGACGCATTGAAGAAAATGCAGAAAATCAACCCTGCTATTCGTCGCACTCTGCTCAAGGATACGAAAGTCGCGGCTCAGCCTTTAGTAGATTTGATCAACAGTCGAATCCCAACGACACCACCGTTAAGCGGTATGAATCACAACGGTCGCACCGGGTGGAAGAACGTCAAGAAAGTGCAGATCTCGTTAAACACTCGCAAGCCTCGCAAGGGTTCGGCGACTGCTGGCGCTGAACAGATCGCAGTGGTTCGTGTGGTCACTAAGGGTGCCCCTGTGGCGATCACGGACATGGCTGGCCGTGCTGGTGGCACTAAGTCGCGCCGAGAGTCAAAATATCGCCGACCTAATTTTGCGTCAGCTCTTCAGGGCGAACCGTCGCGCTATATGTGGAAAGACATAGATCAGATGGTCGCCGAAACTGAGCGGGCTTTGAAGCCGATCATTGACCAGTTCATGGTTGATGCACAAAGAGAGTTCAACTGATGGCTATTAACCTCCCAATCATTTCTGAGTGGAATCCTAAAGGCATTGATAAAGCCATTGCCGACTTTAAGAAACTTGAAACCAACGGGCAAAAAGCAGCGTTTGCAATCAAGAAAGCGGCAGTTCCTGCAGGGCTTGCTATTGCGGCTCTTGGTGCTGTCGCTTTTGATGCTGTCAAAGCGTTTGCCGAAGATGAAGCCGCAGCCGAAAAACTTGGTTTAACACTTCAGAACGTCACCTACGCAACAGATGACCAGATCGCCTCAGTTGAAAAGTTCATTACCAAGACTTCTAAAGCCGCCGCTGTTGCCGACGATGAACTTCGCCCGGCACTCGACAAACTGGTTCGTGGCACTGGCAATGTTGCAAAAGCCCAAAATCTGCTCACTCTTGCGCTGGACATTTCTGCGGGCACTGGCAAGGATCTTGGCGCTGTTTCTGACGCGCTGTCAAAGGCTTACAACGGCAACTTTACAGCACTCAAAAAACTTGACCCAGCACTCGCCTCGTTGATTGAGGAGGGCGCTGACGCTGACGATGTGTTTGGTCGTTTGGCTGGCACGTTTAATAATCAAGCCTCAACTGCTGCAAACACGACCTCAGGTCAGATGAAGAACTTGTCTATTCAGATGGGCGAGTTTAAAGAGTCCATCGGCGCAGCTGTTGCACCGCTGATTCAGAAAATGCTTCCAGCACTTTTACAGTTTTCAACATTTGCTCAAGAAAACACAAAACTTATTGTCATTCTTGGAGCCGTAATCGGCACGTTTGCGCTAGCAATCATTGGTATTAACGCAGGTCTTGCGATTTACAATACGATCCAAGCCGTGACCCTTGCCCTGAACACTGCACTGACGGCATCGTTCTCGGCGCTATGGGTCGCCACAGGTGCAGTCGTAATCCTTGCAATTATCGCGGCACTGGTCGCGTTACAAGTCAAGTTTGACATCTTCGGGAAAGCGATAGATGGACTCAAGGCTGGCTTCATGGCTTGGTGGGGCGTCGTCCAGTTCGTGTTCGGTGCAGTCAAAACAGGGTTTGCTGAATTGGCAGATCTTGGCAAGGCGATTTTTGATGGCATCGGCGGAGCGTTCAAGGGTGTTATTAACGCTGTCATTTCGGCAATGGAAAAGGGCTTGAACTTTGCAATCAAAGGCTTAAACACGATCCTTGACGGAATTGACAAAGCAGCCGGGCCGTGGGTCAATTTTGGAACTATTCCAGAAGTAAGTTTGCCTCGACTCGCTGAAGGTGGCATCGTGACAGGCCCAACGATTGCCATGATCGGTGAAGGCCGTGAACCCGAAGCGATCATCCCGTTGTCAAAGATGGGCAGTATGGGCTTCGGTGGCGGTGGCAACATCACAATCAATGTCACCAGCGCAGATCCAAACGAAGTCGTACGCGCACTACAGGCCTACAACCGCAACGTCGGGAGACTCCCTGTGAGTGTTCAATGAGCGCAGAAGCATGGGTATTCAGACGCGGAGCTCTCGGCACAGACTTCACCACCTCGGTGATCTCGTTCAGTGGCGACGCAGGACGACAGAACTATTTGGACAACTACAGCGGTGGCACATTCCAGATCACCATTAAGAACCAAGCAAACGAAGCCGCGAACTTTACTCGAGGCCTTGAAGTCCGAATCGTGTTCTCGTCAGGTTTGGACATTGCATGGGGAACAGTCATCGGTGTTACATACACGGATTACCCTGGCAATGTTGGAATGTCAACTGCGACAATCACCTGCCAAGACGAACTGACCAGAGCAGGTAAGTTCACACTGCAAGACTTTGCTGGTTACAGCCAACAATCAACAACCAATCAAGCCGAAAGATCAAACGAAGCGTTCACGGGACTTAAAACACCTGAAGTGTCCAGAGTTGGCACAGGCGATTCTACAGCTCAAGCAGTGACCCTGTACAACGGCACAATCTTAAACCGTCTCAACCTTCTGAACAACACAGAACGAGGCGCACTGTTGGCACAGTCAGGCGGAATCTTGTTCTTGGCTCGTAGTCGAATGTTGGACTACAACACTGTCAACCTTCACCGAACAACATCGTCAACCACTTCAATCGCCTACACAGAACTAAGACGCGCAAACGCATTAGACAACTTTAGAAATCAAGTGACCGTCAATTACTCGGACGCATCTGGAAACGCTTTAGCACCCGTATTTGGAAACAACACAGCAAGTCAAACAGCCAACGGCATTGCAGGATTCTCGTTTGAATCAGCAGATTTTAGTAGCACCCAAGCATCAGGCCTTGCGTCATGGATCAGCTACACACAAGGCGACCCGACAACATTGAGATTTGAGGTTGACTTTGACGACGCAACCGCAAACAACACAGCCATTAGTGACTTTATACAAAACATTCGTTCTTTCTACGAGTTCGCTTCCGTTTTAACTTGGCGAGTCCCCGGAGCTGGAAGCGACACAGCAACAAATGTCATATTTGAAGGTTTTAGTTTTAGTGGTGTGCCGGGCAAAACCAGTTACACCTTCTATTTTTCGCCAGCGTCTTTTTATGATTTGTTTATCTTGGACAGCACTACATCAGGTATTTTGGATACCAGCCGTCTAGGTTGGTAAAGGAGAAACATTATGGCTACACAGTGGACAGCAGGTACGACTAGCGGGCAGGTGTTGACTGCGGCGACGCTTAACACCATTGGGGCCGCATGGGAGGCTTACACGCCGACCCTTGTTCAAGGCGTAACAGTAACCAAAACGATCGCTTATGCAAAGTTTTGCCGACTACAAAAATTGTGCATTGTTAACTTGGACTTAAATGTTACAAGTGCGGGCACAGCTGCTGCTGCAATTTCTATTGGTTTGCCATTGACAGCAGTTGCAGGGACACAACAAATCGGTTCGGGTTTTGTTTATGACCAAAACATTAACGCTCTGTATTCTGGTCCGGCCAGCCTTGCTACTACAACAACAATCAACATGTTGTATCAGACAGGTTCGCCGATTGGACAGTCACCGTCTATGGCGTTGGCTTCAGGTGATGTAATTCGACTAATGGTTGCTTACGAGGTGGCATGATGAAAACAGTTACTTGCACAAACGAAACCTGCCCAGAAAACGGTGTTCAGGAACATATGTGTGGCGATCCCGATTATGTGATGTGTGGTGTATGCCACGAACCGTGTGCATTATCGGAGTTGTACGACGACCCTGAATCATGCAACTGGACACTTGGAAGCAACCCTGAAACATGAAAACGCTTGCCGTGATCGCAGCTCTTGCCATCGTGCTCATGTTCGTCGTCACCAGTTGCACCGATCGCACTCGACACACCTGCGAAACCGATCCGTCAGGCCGTAGATGCGACACCTCAATTGGAGCAACCACACCATGAGAAAACTCAGTAACTCCGAGATTAAAGCCCGACTCATATTCGTCGTAGGCGTGACCTTGTCGTTCGTGTTTGGAATCTCAATGCTAGGAATCTTGTACGGCGTGCTATTCGTCGTACAACCGCTTGAACCATCACCCACCGACAGTTCTTTTATTGACGGTATTTTGGCGCCAGCATTTATGGCACTTTTAGGGTTACTTGGTGGGGTATTGGCAAGTAACGGACTCAAGGACAAGGGAGAAAAACAAGATGACTAACTACCCGGTACTACCCATCATCATGCCGTCAGACCTAGAAGGTCAAAAGAACGGCGAAATCAAACCAGCCTTACTACGCGACATTAAAGCCCCAAACGGCAAACTACACAGCCTCGCGGCCACCGCATGGAACGCGTTACAGCTCGCCGCGTACTTTGACGGAATAGAACTCAAGCACGTCGGCGCATACCGCCCACTAACCCAACAGGTGGCCCTGTTCAATGAACGGTACGAAGCCAAACCCAACTTTCGTAAACCCCAAGTGACCCGCAAATACAACGGTCAAGTTTGGTTTCTGAAACAAGGTTTCGCCCCAGCAGGAACACCCGGTACAAGTAATCACGGCTGGGGACTTGCGATAGACGTCGCGTCCGCTTCAGGCAAACGAATTGAATGGTTACTAGGCGACGGATTATCCACCAGCAACGCCTTAAAGTTTGGGTTTTCATGGGAAGTCAAAAACGGTGCTAACGCTGAAGCGTGGCATATCCGCTACGTTTGCGGAGACAACCTCCCACAAGCCGTCCTAGATGCCATAGCGGCTTTTCCTACACTCGACGCGCGGTGACTTGACATTCGGTCTGGGAGTCGGTCTAATGACTGACAACCAAGTGCGTCTGCCAATAGGCAGGCCCCGACCGCAGGAGGAAGCAATGCAACCATCCCTTTTTGACGTTCTCGCTGTTCCAGCCGAGATGCTCAAATACGAAGCCTTTAAAGAGGCAAACCCGTGGGTCATGCCGACCCTCACCAAAATGTGCTACCAGTTGATGCACCGCGGATACACGCATTACGGCATCGCAGCTCTTATTGAAGTTTTGCGCTACGAACACGCAATCACTAACGACCCCAGTAGCGAGTTCAAGTTCAACAACAATTACCGCGCTTTTATGGCCCGAGAAATCATGCAGAAACCAATGCTGGAGGGATTCTTCAGCACCCGCAAATCAGTTGCGGACTTATCAGAGGACTATTAATGAACCTTAAACGACTAGCACTTTTAGCATTTGGCACTTATGGACTGTGCGCACTCTGGGCGATCACTGGCGTACAAGAGACCACAGTGACCCTTGAGGCTCCGTCTGTGCCCTCCACAGTCACGCTTGGGATGTTGACACCCCAACAACTTGAGGATCGCGCAGAGGAACTGACAGCAACAACAACTTCTACGACGACCAGCACCACCTCCAGCACCACCAGCACCGTGCCGTTCACTCGACTTGCCAACTTTCACCCAAATACCAAATGCCAAGAATGGTTCCAGACTGCGATCACGGTCGGGTGGCCCAACAACACTGAAACACTAGAGAAACTGGGTCGCCTGCTGTGGAAGGAAACGCGCTGTCTTAACATCACGCCGCTGTCCAGTGACCCTGAGTTAGTGAAATGGTTTAACGGCCATGACCACGGTGTCGCGCAGATTAACCAAATCCACACCAAGTACGTTGAGCAATTGTTCAATATGCCGTTTGCTGAAGCCATGTCCGACCCGACCCTAAACCTGCGTTTCGCCTACCTGCTGTATTCCGACCTAGAAGAAACAGGCAGATGCGGATGGAAACCTTGGAAACTGTGCTAAGTCACTGGAGAGATTATGCAGCTTGTCGAGGTATGCCCATTGACTTGTTCATTCACAGGCACGGCGAAAAACAGATTGTCAAAAGGATTAAGGAGGCAAAAGCGGTTTGTGCAGGTTGCCCGGTACGACCTGAATGTCTTAACGAGGCGTTGCAGTATTTAGCCGATCAAGAAGAATGTGCAGGTATTTGGGGCGGTTTAACATTGAACGAACGCAAAGAGTTGATCTTTGCCACACCGCTGGTTTATCGTGACGGCAAATACCGACAAATTAAGGAGCCCCGACCATGAACCAACAGTTAGCGGACATGACTGCCGCGATTGCTAAAGCCGACATCGCGATGAAAGCAGCCGCATGGCAGTTAGACGCTCAAAAGACAGATATTGCGATGTTGCGTAAGGCGCTGTTTGAGTTGGCTTATGTCGCTGAAGAGAACGGCATCTATCTATCCAATCTGACTAAATCAACGCAGGACGCAATCGTGGCTATGCGTCTGGGCGGTTTCAAGTGAACTGCAACATTTGCGCGTCAGGTTTTAATTCAGCTGATATTCGGATGCGTACAGAGTTGCGCGGCATTTGTCTTAAATGCGCCGAAGAGTTTGGTTTTAAAGGAATGACTGTTGAAGAAACTGCACGTTGTGTTGCCATGATTCGAGTGGTCAAAAATCTGAAAACCCAAACGCCTGCACAGGCCCGACACTTAAAGGACATGGAATCATGAGTTTCAACCCAGCCGATTACGCAGAAGTAGCAGAACGCCTGCCCGCCTTTTGGAAAGACTGCGCACGCGGTCGCATCATCACCGAGATAATCGTGGACGACGGCACACGCATCGTCATGAAAGCGGAACTATATGCAGACATTGCTGACACAGTTCCGACTACTACCGGGTACGCCGAGGAGATCCGTGGGTCGTCAATGGTCAACAAAACCAGTGCCCTAGAGAACTGTGAAACCAGTGCTATCGGACGCGCCCTAGCCAACTATCAGTATCAAGGCTCAAAGAAACGTGCCTCACTGGAGGAAATGGTCAAGGTGTACCGCCAAGGCGAACAACCACAAACCACAATTAACGCACCACAAGCTGCACAACCACGCACCCAAACCATCGGATCATCGGGTGAACCGCCGACAGCAAAACAGATGGCGATGCTTCGAGCCAAAAACTATGAAGGTCAAGCACCATCAACGAAGCGTGAAGCGTCCGAAATAATAGACAGGTTGATGAACGGTGGATGACCCATCCGAAGCAGAGTTCCAAAAGGCTGTAATCACCCTGGCTAAATTGCATCGCTGGAAAGTTATGCACACCCAACCCGCACAAGTACGCGCAGGACGGTGGATCACACCCAACACAGGCGACCAAGGATTCCCCGATCTCGTCATGGTTCACCCGGCACGAGGCACAATCTTTGTCGAATTGAAAGCCACCAAAGGCGTAGTCAGTAACACCCAATGGGAATGGATCAACGCATTAGAGGACGCAGGGCAAGAGGTCCACGTCTGGCGACCCAAAGACCTAGACAAGATCAGCGCAAGGTTAGGAGTATCAAAATAATGGGTGGGCCTGGTTCAGGAAGCAAGGGTGGACCCGGTACAGGGCGTCCTATTGGTTGCAGTCAGCCTTGTGGCACAAAAACAAAATACAATTATCACTTAAGGCGTGGCGAAACTTGTCAAATGTGTAAAGACGCTAATGCGGCGTGGTCTCGTGCAAGAAATGGGTCTAGACCAAGAGTTCCACGTCAGCCTCCCTCGGTTCGTAAAGCGGATCGCAAAGACTGGTTGATTGATCAAAAGGTTGCTCGAGTTGCGTGCATGGATTGTCTCAAAAAAGTAGAACGCGATAACACTTTCGTATTTGACTTTGACCATCGTGACCCTGAGCAAAAATCATTTGCAATCAGTGAATATCTTCATACGTACACAACTGACAGGTTGCTGCACGAAATGGACAAATGTGACTTGATCTGCGCTAATTGTCATCGCGTAAGGACTAACGCGCAACAAAAAAGGGGAGTGTTAACCGGTTACAAACAGAATCGTTACAAACAGAACCGACCTGAACAGTTGACCCTGCTTGACCTTACTGGTTAAGCGCGTCTAGCGTCCCAAGACAACTGACACCATCAGCTCCTAACGAGAGGAGCATCAGCCCTTGCAGGAATCTGACCCCTGCTCTGGGAACACACGGAAACGTGGGTAGACGCTCACGCATTGTGAGCGATCAGCGTTCCCTAACGCAAAGGCGAACGGTTCTCCACCTACTCAGACAGGCTTCCGTGGCTACTTGCCAAAATAGTGGGGGCACAACACCACACGCGTAACCCATGACAAACGAGACCAACCGAAGCGGCGCCCTTCCGCTTTGGGCGGTAGTTCCCTTGACCTTGACCTATGCTCTACACATGACAGCCAACCCTGTATACAACACTAAACAATGGAAACAACTCAGGGCCCAAGTCCTACAAGAAGAACCCATCTGCCACTGGTGCCACAAGAAACCCAGTTGTCAAGCCGATCACGTTGTCGAGTTAGACCGAGGAGGCGACCCTTACGACAGAATGAACGTAGTGGGGTCTTGCGCCAGTTGCAACGCTCGGCGCGGTGCCATCCATGTCAACAAGAAAACAGCGCAACGCATACAAAATCGCAAAAAAACTTCTTTTTTGGACGATCAGACCAT